GTTGGCGCGTGTCGGTGCGGCTCGCAAGTTCCAGCTGTACGGCGAGATCGGCCTGGAGTACGGGCCGCAGAACTTCCACGCCCTCATCAAGGATCTCCTCTGATCCTGAGCGGCTGAGCGTTGGGGGCATCGGAAGGTGCCCCCAACGCCACCCTCGATTCACTTCAACCGCAAGGAGATCGACATGGCAACTTTCACCGCAACGCATGGCGTTGAGTTCGGCGAGCAGGACGAGAAGTCGGGAGCCTACGTCGTGTGGGCTCACTTCGAGCATGACCGCGACCAGGACACCGCTGAGGGTGTGAAGGTCTACACGTTCAGCACGGACGACGAGCAGATCGCCGCCCGTGTCCGCGCCGTCAACGACTACGGCATCACTGAGGTCGGCACGCCCGCAGAGGCACCGGCCGAGCCGCCCGTCGAGGTTCCGCTCGTCGAGGTTCCGCCCGTAGAGGTTCCGCCCGAGCCCGCAGTCTGACCCACCTAGTACGAGCCGAGGGAGACAAGCATGAGCACTCCAATCGCTGTGCCCGCCGACCTCGGCACGTACCTGACCGGTGACCCTGCTGACATCAACGTGGTCCGCGCCACCCAGAGTCTCCTGCTCGCGCAGAACCTGTGCGAGACCATCTGGTCGACGCTTGACGCCAGGGCATTGGGCACGGTCCTGGCGGTGGCGGCACGGCAGTACGCCAACCCCACGTCCGCCGCGACAGTGGCGATCGGCACCGGGCACATCGGATACGGTGCCCCCGGTGCCAGCATGGGCGTAGGCGGCCTGTACCTGTCCCGCTCAGACAAGACGACGCTGCGCCGGCTCGCAGGCCGTGGCGGGGCGTTCTCCGTGTCCGTGCTGCCCGTTGGTGCCAGTGCGGTGCTGTCCGTGACCGTTGTTGCCACCGCGGGCACGTACACCCTCAACTTTGCCGGCGCCATCACGGCCCCGATCGCATTCGACGCCACCGCCGCCACCGTGCAGGCTGCGCTGGAGGCCCTCGGGGTCATCAGCGTGGGCAACGTGTCCGTCACAGGGGCGTACATCGTCACCTTCACCGGGACGCTGGCGACAGTGCCGGTCCCGCCGCTTGTGGCGAACGGCGGGAACCTCACAGGGACTGTCATTACCGGCGTCATCACCGAGGGCGTCCTGGCCCCCGGGCAGGGCCTGCCGCCTTGGGACTACGACTACTACCGGAACCGGCACTCGCTGGGTCAGCAGGTTTACGGCGGCCAGTGGTGAGCGCCCTCTCGGCGTTCTTCATCCATACGGCGTCCGTGGAGACCTTCGCAGGTGCTGGGTCCTACGGTGACACCTACGCAGCCCCGGTCGACGTCAAGGGCTTCCTCGATGACGGCGTTGTCCTGGTCCGCACGGGTACGAGTGAGCAGCTTGAGCAGAAGTCGATCTTCTACGCCGCGCTGTCCGACGCGGACAAGTTCGTCCCCGATTCCCGGGTCACGGTGAACGGGCGAGCGGCGTGGGTTTCGGCGATTCGTCGCCGTGATGGTGACGCGCTCGGGCTGCCGAGTCACATCGAAGTGGACCTGATCTGATGGCTGACGTTCCGACGTTCCGTTTGGACGAGGACGGATGCCACGTCTGGTGGTTCCACGATTGCATGACCTACCTCGGCGCCGGGGACGGGGCCACACTTACTCCGCACCGCGCTGAGACGTGGCTCCCGATCAAGGCCAACGGCTGGCAGGTTCAGCAGGTCGATCCGCTGACTGTCACGCCCTCGATCCTCTGCGATCGCTGCCAAACCCACGGGTTCATCACCAACGGCGCATGGGTCGGTGTCTGATGACTGACACCAAACGCACTGAGGACATGCGCGCTGCCATCGCCCGCCACTTCGCAGAAGACGGCGACGACCCGTCCGACCGCGGCATCATCACCGGGTTCATTGTCATCGCCGAAGTTGTCGGAGACGACGGCGAACCGTACCTCAAGCGTGTCAGCGACGACGGCCCCATGTGGCGCACAGTCGGGATGCTCACCGCGATCAGCGACGACCTACGGGACGCACTACGCAACAGCGGTGATTCCTGATGGGCATGGACCTCACCGGTATCGCCGCCCGGGTCCGCGCCCACGTCGAGGACGCCCTGGCCGAAGGCGCACAGGTCATCCTCGACCGCTCCACCGAGCTGGTCCCCAAGGAGTCTGGCGACCTCGCAGCATCGGGCTCGGTCAACAAAGGCGCAGCCGGGACGCAAGCCGTTGCCATCAGGTACGACTCGGTTTATGCGCATTACATCCACGAGAACCTCGAGTTTAAACACCCTCATGGCGGGCAGGCGAAGTTCTTGGAGATGGCAATGGTGGAAAAGGGTTCCGATGCGATCGACAAAGCAGGCGAAGTCATTCGGACCGTGTTGGGGACGTGAATCATCATGGGCTTTGAGACTGACCTCCTGACTGGCATCGCCCAGCTCCTGGCCGCCGCGAGCCTCGGAACGTGGCGTGACACCGGTGTCTACACGGCTCTCGAGACGGGCATCGTGTTCGACACCGTCCCGCAGTCACCAGACCGGGTCATCACCTTGACCGACTACGTCGTCTCCGACGACCCGACCCTGTCCGACAGTGTGATCGGTGTGCAGGTCCGCACCCGCTGGGGCGGCCAAGACCCGAGACCCGTCAAAGACCTCGACGGGAGCATCTTCGACGCCCTGCACGGTCTGGAGGGCGTGACCCTGACCGGCGGGGTCCACATCGTGTCCATGTTCCGCCGCTCCGGCGTTGGGATGGGGACCGATATCAACAACCGTTGGATGAGGTCCTCGAACTATTACGCCACGGTCCATCGACCGTCCCAAAACCGTTCGTAGCGTTCATTATTCGGGTAGAATGAGCGTAAGACCCCCGCGATGGCGTGAACCATCCGGGGGCGTGACCGACCGGGAAAGGGTCGATATGAACGAGCGTACCTGCACCATCGACGAATGCGACAAGCCACGGCACCAGCGTCGGATCTACTGCGCGGCCCACTGCGCAGCGAAGCGCCGCAACGACCCTGACCGGCCCCGCTGCACCGTCGACGGTTGCGAGCGGGCGACCTACGCCAAAGGCCTCTGCCAATATCACCGTGAGCAGACCCCTGAACGCCGCGAGAGTCACAGGCTGGCGACGCTGGCCTACTGGAAGCGCAACAAAGCCAAGGGCGCTGCGAACACGCGACGGTGGATCGCAGCCAACCCCGAGAAGGCCCGAGAGCAACGGCGGCGCTCGATGGTCAAATGGCGGGCGGCGAACCCCGAAGCGGCCAAAGCCAAGATGAGCGAATGGATCGCAGCCAACCCACAACGATGGACCGAACTCACCAGGGCCTACGGAGGGCGGCGCCGAGCACGCAAAGCCGCGACTCAAACCGAATCTGTCGACCTCGCCCAGATCCTCGCTCGTGACGGCATGGTCTGCCACATCTGCACCGAGCCCATCGACTCGCTCGACGACCTGCATTTCGATCACGTCATCCCGCTCGCCAAAGGCGGGCCGCACATCGCGGAGAACATCCGCCCGTCACACGCCCAATGCAACATGCACAAGGGTGCCCGCCTGACCCCCTAGAAGGAGAAACATCATGTCCCCTGTTCCCGCACGCGTCCAGCTCGGCCCGGCCACTCTCGTTCGTGACTGGTGGCTGGACGTCAATACTGGCACCACAGCCGAGCCTGTCTGGATCGGTGTCTTCGGTATGGAGGCGTTCAAGATCACCCAGAACACCACCTGGAAAGACACTTCCGACATGGACTCCGGAGGCTTCAAGTCGTCCACAGGCACTGCTCTTGAGTGGGGACTGGAGATCAAGGTCTCGGACAAGCTCCAGAGTGGCGCGGCTGCCTACGACCCCGGCCAAGAAGCGCTACGCGCCTGTGCTGGGTCCTTCGGTCTTGCAGGCAACATCGAGATCCGCTACTACAAGCAGGACACCCCCAAGTCGAAGGCATTCCAAGGCATCGTCGGTGTGGAGTACACCCACGATGGCGGCGCCATGGATGACGTCGACAAAAACTCGTTCAAGCTCATTGGTCAGGGCCTTCGCAACGCGATCACCCACCCGGACACGGTTGCGTCCGTGCCCGTCGTCTACTCGTTCACCCCGATCACAGGCCCAGCTGCCGGCGGGACCTTGGTGACTGTCCGCGGCTCCGGGTTCACCGGGACCGTCGCGGTCACTGGCGTGAAGTTCGCCACGACCAGCGCGACCAGCTGGAGCGTTGTCGACGACGACACGATCGTCGCGGGCGCCCCCCCCCCCCCCGCCG